GTGTCACAGGAACGGACGCGACGAAGCTCGCTATTGCTAACAACTTAAGCGATCTGAATAATGCAGTGACAGCAAGAACAAACCTTGGACTTGGTACTGCAGCAGTTAAGAATCATGGAACGACAAATGGAGATCTTGTCTTACTCGATGCTGTTGGACTTCCTGCCGTTAATGGATCACAGCTAACCGGTGTCACAGCGACAGACTCTAGTAAACTCGCCATTGCTAACAATCTTAGTGATCTGAATAACGCAGTGACAGCAAGAACCAACTTGGGACTCGGTACAGCCGCAGTTAAGAATCATGGAACGACAAATGGAGATCTTGTTCTTCTCGATGCTGTTGGACTTCCTGCCGTTAATGGATCACAGCTAACCGGTGTCACAGCGACAGACTCTAGTAAACTCGCTATTGCTAATAATCTTAGTGATCTGAATAACGCAGTGACAGCAAGAACCAACTTGGGACTTGGTACGGCGGCAACTCAAACAGTTGGAACAGGTGCAAATAATGTTGTTCAACTGACTGCGGCTTCAAAGCTTCCTGCTGTCGATGGTTCATTATTGACCAACCTCCCGTCATCAGGAGGAGGATTGACTTATGCAGCCAAGACCACGACGACACATAGTCCTTTGACTCCTTCTGCTGATTATCATTATTCAATCAATGCAGACAGTGCTACATTCGTTGTGAATCTTCCTGCTCTCAGCTCGTTGACAGATGGTCAGCAGATCAGATTCAAGTTACAAGCGAGAGTAAATGCGGCTTATGATGTGACCATTAATCGAGCAGGTAGTGACACAATCGATGGCGCAACATCACAGACTTTAAGCGTGACATATTCCTCAATCACTCTTGTCGTTGGTGCTTCAGAATGGGAGATCGTATGAGTCATAATAAAATTAAAGTGGCAGGTCAAGGGCCGAATGCAAGCGGTGAGATTTCATTAACATCTTTGACAGTTGAAGACCTTAGTAATGTTACAATCACAACGCCGGCGGCTGATCAAGTGCTTGCGTACAGCTCAGGAAACTGGATTAATTTAGATGCTCCAGCTGGATCAGCTGAATATATTTTAATAGGACAAGGAGAAAGCTCTGCATATTCAAACAGCGGCGCAAGCAATTTGAGTCAAAATTCATATATTGAAATATATGATACAAGCCCGATTAATAATATAGCGGGCGCAAGTGTTAATGTGGGATCCGTTGCGAATTGGTATAATGATATCACATTACCCGCCGGTCAATATTTTGTACAATGTCAAACTAGAGTTAGTTTTATAGCTAGTGGATATCTTCTTTTTTCACTAGCTAAAACATCTGATAATTTAAATGTTTCAGCTAGCGCACTGATTGGAGATAACTCAACCAGCTATGCTAGCGGCGTTGCATCTAGTATTCAATCTCATATAAATCTAACGACAACTACGACAATTGGATTAAAGCTTGGACAAGTTTCTAATTTAAATGTCAAAGCGTCTCAGGGTACAGACATTAGCGAGTATACTTATTTATTAATTGTGAAGATTGGTTGATGTTATGAGTCATAATAAAATCACTGTAAACAATCAAGCGGCGGCAAGTGACAGCAATATTCCGCTAAATATGAATACATATATTACAGAGTCTACACCGACGAATAATCAGATCATCAAATATGATGGTGCAAACTGGATTAATGCTCAAAGTCCATCAAGTCCCGGCTTCGATTTGGTATCAGGATGGAATCATAGAAGCGGCTCATATTCGAATGGTAATTATTATTATAGAACTAATCATTATCATATAAATAGAAAGAATGCGAGTACAGCAAACGTATATAATAATGGAGCTTCTCAAACATCTGCAACGAGCATCAATACGCCTTTAACAAGTAATAATACAAGTTGGTTTGAGAGCGTCTCTTTAAGCGTTGCCGCTACTTATTTATGTATGTATTCGCTGAACTGCCCGAGCGGTACTAGTTTAGATTATCGTTGGGAAGATCATAGCGGGGTTCCGTTCGGTAATAAAGTCACAGTTCATAAAAATAGTAATAGTTGGGGGGTTACATGCTGCGGTATTATTACGACAACGACAACGAGCCGAAAAATTAGAGTAGTATGTCAAGCCTATTCGGGCAATGTAGAAATAACAGAATACCAAGAAGCGTTTGCTTCATCATTAACAATCATTAAATTAAGCTGAAGGAGATTATTATGGCATGGATCAAAATTAAATGTAGTAGCGATATAACTACAGGAGATGTGTTGGCGCATGATTCAACATCTAATATTTATACAAAAGCATTCGACATGAATGCACCTCTTTATGTCGCAATGAACGACGCACAAGAAGACTCTGAAAACCTCGGCTCATACTTAGTTAAAGGAAAAGCGCAAGGGCAGATTGAAGCTAAATGCTCACGTAACATTTCGGATGAGGGCGGCTTTGTAGCTATTGAAAATGGAGCTGTATATATAGATAATAGTAATACAGCATCACCTGCGATTATTTGGAATAATTTTATTAATGCACAGCCGCGCGCCGCGGGTGATTTAGTCACTATCACATTGAGATAATAATATGACAATTAGCTCAGATACACTCTTTCAAATCCTCGGATTACTTGGAACTCTTGTAGCTGTGATTTGGTATACAAGCAGTATTCTGAGTAAGATCAATCAAGATCTCTCAACATCTGCACAGCTTAACACTATGCAAGAGGAGAAGATTCAGAACGCTAATGAACAGATCAGAAGTAATTATGAAGCATGCAAACAGGGACGCATCGAGATATGGCGTGATCTAAATGATCTTAAATTAAAAGTTGCAAAGCTCGAAGCCAAAGATAAATCATAGTAGTTTTTTTATTTAATAATGCTGTATGTTGTCGCACCGATGGCGACAGACCCAAGTCCGATAGCGATATACTTCCATGCTTTGGATTGATACTTTACAATCTTGATCTCTTGCCGACTGTCTGCAAGATTCAATTGTAATGTTTTAATTAAAGTCTTTTGATAGTCGGGAATGCTTCCGCAGGTATCATGACAGACATCAAGTTGATGCTTGCAAATTGCAATACCATCATTAATAATTGCTTTGCACTCTCCATCATTCGACTCGATGAGTCCTTTCATTAGTATCCAGTCGCCGGGAGTCACGGCCATCAGATCGACATCGACTTGAGTATCAGCAGTTACAACGATTCCTTTTATGCGATGATTCTCATTAAGTGATATCTCAGTCAAGATTGAAGAGAGCAACATGATTGGAGTGAGTAGTATGTGGATCATTTGGAACCTCCACATTTGAATTCATGCATAAGTTTTTTATAGCTGTTAATTGCATCGCTTACTTGTCGAGTGCATATGGGTTTGCAAACATCGAGATGACATGATGCTTTGCATTGTGTTAAAGACTCCAAGTTCTCTTTCTGCATATCAATCAAATCTTTGTGACATTGATCAAGCCACGTTATCTCATCACTGCACAAGGATTCTTTGGGGATAAAGCCATCATCAAGCCCGGCTTGATATGAAATGTAAGATAGTGCAAGCATCGACAAAACCATTGTGATGATGATTTTATCTGATATAAATGATATTATTTTTTCATGGATCATGGTTTCTCCAAAGGGCTTAGTTATGGATATTAGTTCAATTAATATACTTGCTTCATTTGTTTCAATCGTCGGAGTGGTATTGGCATACCTTTCTTTTTTAAAAGAGAAGTTGAAGTCAGCTGAGGACTTCGGCCAATTAAAGCAAAAGGTCGTTACTCTTGAAGAGCAATCCAAGATCAACGAGAACAGATTCCAAACGATTGAAAAAAAACTAGATAATATTCAAGTAACACTTACAAGAATTGATACATCAGTTGCGAATTTATTAAAAGACTAATTGCACTAAGAGAATTCTTTTCATAATCTGATTATTCATCAATTGTGAAAAGAGAGACAAATGCAAAATAAAATCTTAGGAGAGGTGTCCTTCGCTGCTCAATATGCAAAGAGTACGAAAGGGGGGAGGGAGTCTTGGGAGGATGCTGTCAATCGAGTTGAGCAAATGCATATTAAGAAGTACAATAAGTATAAAATAGATGATGAGATCAAGTGGGCGTTTAGTCTTGTTAAACAAAAGAGAGTTTTTCCAAGCCAGAGATCGGTGCAGTTTGGGGGGCGAGCAATTGAACTAAACAATATGAGAATGTTTAATTGTACGTTTTCCCCTTGCGACCGTACCCGCTTCTTTAGTGAAGCCTTCTGGTTATTGCTAAGTGGTTGTGGTACTGGGTTCTCAATACGCAAAAGACACGTTAATAAATTACCGACGTTAATTAATGCTGAGCATTGGAAGTTAAGACCGGAGAGGATTCATATCGTACCAGACTCAATCGAGGGCTGGGCTAATGCGGCTTGGATGCTTATTGAAAGCTATTGCAGAGGGAGTTATTACAATATTGAGCATGACAAAGAGCTGATCTTTGACTATGACAACATCAGACCCAAGGGCAGCAAAATAAACTCCGGTGGTCTAGCTCCCGGCTATGGACCTTTAAAGATTGCACTCGATAAGATTAGAACACACTTAAGAAGTATTACAGAAGATACAAGAAAGTTTAAGCCCATCGACTGTTTAGATATTGCTATGTATCTTTCAGAGGCCGTATTAAGTGGAGGCGTAAGAAGATCAGCATCAATCGCTATATTTGATCAGGATGATTATGAAATGATGGCAGCTAAGCAGGGAGACTGGTGGGAGGATAATCCACAGCGAGCTTATGCTAACATCTCAGCATCTATTAAGTTAGATGGCAATGAAGAGAAGCAAGTCATCGATGAGATCATTAATAACGCTAGGGAGTGGGGGGAGCCGGGGGTTGCATTCTTTAAATCAAATCAACATGGAACCAATCCTTGCGCCGAGATTGGCTTGATGGGCTGTCATATTAAGAATCAATACAATCAAACTCCAGATGAGATTACGCTTGAGATCTTAGATCTATGTGATGATGTTGAGATTAATAGAGCGTATTCTTTTAGAAGTGGATGGCAGGGTTGCAATCTTACAGAGATCAATATGGCAAAGAATAAGACTCTTGTTGAGTTCCTAGAGTCTTGCAAAGCGGCTGCTTTTATAGGCACACTACAAGCAGGATATACTAACGAGGGATATCTAGGAGCGGCATCTGGTCACATCATGAAGTACGAAGCATTAATAGGAGTATCATTGACTGGCATGTGCGAGAATGAACTATCATTTAATCCTAAAGTCTTAAGAGAAGGAAGCCAGCTAATAGAAGATGAGAATAAAAGAGTTAGTGATCTCATCTATATAGCGTGGGCGAGTCGTACCACATGCATTAAGCCAAGCGGTAATACATCAACGGTCGCGGGTGGTATCTCAGCTGGTATACATCCTCATCATGCTAAGAGATATATTAGAAGAATGAGACTAAGTAAGATCAATCCGATATGGAAGGAGCTAAGTCATAAGGTTCCTTTGGCTTGTGAATCACTTGATGATAATACCGGCGTTGTATCATTTGCATGCTCAGCGCCTAAAGGATCATTGACTAGAGAAGATGATACAGCATTAAAACATTTAGAACGTGTTAAGCTAGTCTATGAGAATTGGGTGGCACCCGGCTCTAAGAATTCAAGAGTCAAAGGTTTAACTCATAACGTTAGTAACACATGCACAGTAAAAGATAATGAATGGGATGGCGTCGCTAGCTTTATCTATGATAATCGCGAGAGTCTTAGAGGCGTTGCTTTACTCGGCTATGTTGCTGATCACAAGTATAAGATGGCTCCCTATCAAACCGTAATAGAAGGCACTGAGTCAGAACAGATATGGGATAGCTTATTAAGAGTGGACTGGTCTCTAGTAGATTTAAACATCAGCGGAGATGGAGAAGATCCTGTATTAGATCCAGCATGTAGCGGCGGCGAGTGTATCACAAGTTTTTAAGCCACCTATGCGGTGGTTAACGGTAGTTAAATCCTTCTATAAGCTCTTTGTATTTTCTAAGCCACCTATGCGGTGGTTAACTAGGCCCTCCAATGATAGACTAACATGAGCATTTTCTAAGCCACCTATGCGGTGGTTAAGATACTGTTTCGCCTGTGTCAATGTCTTTGGTGTTTCTAAGCCACCTATGCGGCGGTTAATCGGTCAAAGGTCAAAGAATGTTTAATACGACTTTTCTAAGCCACCTATGCGGCGGTTAACTTGAATCGTGACAAATCAGAAAAGCAATCATAAATGCTGACATTTAAGACGATATCGATATAAACTAAAATGGTGTAGTGTCATCTTGCTTCGGTGGAGTAGAACCTTTTGGTACACGCTCGCCAGTAGCACTTGCAAAGACGATCTCATCTCTTAGTTTCTCATCTTGAATCATTGACTCTGCTAATTCATCAGGACTATATGATTGGCCAATGATCTCTGGATATGCAACTCTAAGTAAAGCAGTTAAGCAGCGTTTATGTAACATGTTCTTCGTCATGTTTTTCCATGCTCTTTGATTAAGTAGTCCTCGTTGCTTTGCGTCATCAGTAGTAAAAGTCCAAGTATGTTCAAAGTCAAAATCCATCTCATCTCTTCTGCGGGTTCCGATTGTACAAGTCTTATCTGATAACTCTAGGATTCTGATGTAAGCACATATCTTAACACCATTATGATCTTTATATCTTCTCACTACTCCCGCCATCGCATCAGCATTCAGAGCGGGCTTGCCACTGATTACGTAAGTGTTAGCCAAAGTGACAGCAACGTTATTCTCGAAGAGATGTCCAAATGTAAGGAATGCCTTGACGTTGTCATCCATGTCCTTGGGGCTTTTAGAAAGGTTCTGTATTACGTTTAAAGTGTTTTGATTTAACATGTGTATGTCCTTAATTTATTGTTTAGTAAAGTGTTGAAATGAATTGTGATACTTGCTTATCACTATAATTTTTAATCATGTGTTGATATACATTGACGAGTCTAGCAAAGTCTTTTGGTTCTAGCATAAGAGACTCAGCTGGGAACTCGCCGCGGCTAAAGCAAAGATCATCTGCTTCTTGCTCAATCTTTTCTTTAGTCATTCGTCCAGAGTTAATTAAAAATTGAATATCCTCCTTCTCTCTATTCTCAATGTTTTTCATAGTCTGAAAGATAGCGAGCATTGTGTTAGCGTTAAGCTGTAAAGAGTGACGGCTAACTTCCAAGACTGGCTCATCATCAGATCTCATGATTAAAGTGATTAATAAAGCGATTGTGATTAATATTAAGTATGTCATGATTACTCCTCGATAAAGTCTGCGATTGTATAAGTGACACCCGTTAAGGCGTGCATGTGTCGAATGATCTCTCTCATGGTTCCAAGTCTCATGTCAGAATGTATTAGACGAATAGATAAAGCACTACTGCCAATACCCAAGGCATCAGCTAGATCTTTCTGGGTCTTTCCTGCTGTATACAGATCACCTTTGATTTTGTTTCTTAGCTTACTCATGTTGTTGCTCCTTTTTATTCATTGCTTTCACTGACAAAACCGGCTTAAAGCCGGCTTTATCATGATTTATCTAATCATTTATTTATTTATTATCTGCAATCTTTTTGCATTCAATTAAGACTTCTAACCATTCATCTTTGCTCACGTTGTGATGTCGCATAGTTTGACTTAAAGTTTCTGCAATCCCACCACCGCCCAATCTTCTTATTTTGTTAGAAGAATCACTTGGTTTTAATCCTCCAAACTTAGTAGATTTAATTAAGCTTTGAAGTTGAGTAGAATTTAAGTAATTTCCAACTGCTAAAACAAAATTGTTTTTATCTAAGATTTTGCCGTCTTCAAGTGCTTTATTATTAAACATTGGTTTCCTTTTGTTGTGAACATCATTGCTCGTTGTTGATGATCAATATCTATCATACCTGTTTTACATATGTCAAATACTTTTTTAAAAAAGTTAAATTAAGTTTGACAATAGAGTGAGCATATATATATAAAGAACATGTCCACACCAACTAACGAAAGGATGGGACATGAAAGAGTTTGAATTAAGACCGCATATATTGAGCGCAAATATAAAGCCGGCTTCTAAAGTAATAATGCAAGTGATCATTGATAGAGTAGATTGGAAGACTTGGAGGGGCAAGGTGACCCAATTATACTTATCAGAATATTGCAAGATATCTAAAAGCACTGTCAGCAGATCACTAACAGAACTAGAGAATGTTAAGTGGATTACTAGATACACTGAAAGAGTAGGAGCTAAGAATTCGCCGACGCTTATAACTGTCAACGTAAGAGAGATATCATGTAGTCAAAATGACACTATGCATGATGTCAAAATGACTATAGTCAAAATGACGTCATGTCAAAATGACACTATGCATGATGTCAAAATGACTATACCCTATGGTCAAAATGACACTATGCATGATGTCAAAATGACTAACAAAACAATAGATAACAATATTATTCAATATAATAACAATACAGACAGAGCTATTGGAGGTAAGGATTACTATAGAGATTTATATTTAAAATTATATAAAGTAGATGTTGATATGCCTGCCAATTATATGAACATGTCACAGCTAAGTCTTGATACAGTTATGCAGCATGAGCCAACATGGCAAAGTCTTGATAGCTATGAATCAAAGGCGTTACATTATGAGCTAGTGCGTAGAGTCAAGTGGTTAGGCTTTTCAGCAGGTCAGCATGCTAATGAGTTCATCAAAGCAGAAAAGAGCAGAGAGGGTGTATCATGAATCGATTTGGAGACATTGATTTAAATAAGATCATCGGGAATCTTTCTAACGCTTCTAAAGCACCCAAGCCTTTAATATTGGACTCGGATGCTGTGACACCTGACAATCTTCATAACATGGGATTGATTAAAAAAGGTGAGTCTAGATATATCATCGCTGGTGAGTTCCCTTGTAGCTGTGCGCATGGTCGAATATTTAAGAGAGTCGGATCAACTCCTAACGCTTACCCATGCCCCAACTGTTATCATGTTGTACAAGGTATTAGAAGGATTCAAAGAGCGCACTTACCTAATGATGCTTATGATGCAAATCTTAATGATTATATTTATGATAGTGAGAGACAGAGCATGATTGTCATTGATATGCTGTCATGTACTAAGCCTCAATTACCTCCATCATTATTCATGCATGGCAAGCCGGGGAACGGTAAGAGTACAATAAGCTACATACTAGCAAGACATCTATGTATGACTGGGTATAAAGTTAAGTATCTACATCATCATGACGCATTCCAGAAAGAGAAAAGCACGTGGGGAACTAATAGAGAATATCTTAATAAGATTGTTGACGGTGTAGATGTTTTAATCTTTGATGAGTTCGGAGGGCTTGGTGGTCGATCTAAATATAGCGAATGGTTTACGACTACAACAATAGAACTTACAAAGATACTCTATGAGAAGTATAAAGCTGGTCAGCTAAGCATTATACTAATGAGCAACTTGACACCTAAGCAGATCTTCAAAGACCTACTGGATCGCAATGATGCAGCTTTATCAAGACTAGAGTCTATGTTTGGGATACCGTTGGAAATGATGGGACCAGATAGAAGACCAAAGCGCGATCAAGTAAGTAAGTGGGTGTGAGGATTAGAGTCGTATTATCCTCACACCCAAGGAGCCAAGATACTCTATTCCATCATTTGAATAAAAGCAATCCTTTGGTATATAAACTCTCTTGATTCCGGCATGATGAATAAGTCTTGCACATGCTAGGCACGGTTTAACATTGATAACGATCCAAGTACCTTCTAAAGATATGCCCTTCCTAGCTGCGTTAACGATAGCATTCTGCTCTGCATGATGGCAGCCTATCTCTATGCGAGTACCTGACCTTATGTTCATGTCATCTCTGTTACACTTGTCATCTCCACACAGTGATCCACTTGCTCCTCTCGGAGGTCCATTGAACCCAGCGCTAATAGGGTTGTTATTCTCATCAATAATAAAGGCTCCGACCTTAGCACGTGGGCAAGGTGACATACTTGATACTAGTACAGCATGCTTATGCCAGTGACTAGGCCACTTCATGTCATGACCTTTTTTAGCTTCTTTCTAATTGCAGTTTGTCTGGAGAATATTGTGCGCATCGAGGTATTATAATGGTTCCCTATTTCTTTAAACGTATATCCTTCCATGATCATGTCAATAACATCTAGCTCATGGTCATTCTTTAAATGCTTTTTTAAAGATTCATACAGTAAAGCAAAATCACTAATCGAGGGATTAAAGCTAGTTGCTTTCTTATAGTGAGAATAAAGACATTGGATCTCAGTATGCCTATTAGACTTCTCAACTCTTCTTAAGTGAGTTCTTAACATGACGACTTTTACAAATTGCAAAAAGTCAGATCCTTCTAGCTTACTATATCGTTCAGGCTTTGACATTAGCTTGATACACGTATCATGTAGTAATTCATCAGCATCATCATAAGCGAGCTTTAGGGCCATCATTCTCATCTTGTTATATCTTGACATAATTAACTTGTCTATCTCATTCCGATTCACAGCATACCCCCATGATATAAGCCATTCCTTTATCTCTTAACATGATCTCTTTGACAGCTTGAGCATAGTACTGAATCTCTACTTGAGCATGACTATGAAGCCTTAGAGTAATGAAGTGTAACAACGCTTGAAGGCTACAGGTCCAATAACATTCACTAAATAAAGAGAGTGGTAAGACTATGCGAGCCTGTTCTCTACAGACTCCTTTATCTAGCAAAGAGCAGTACTCGGCATGTAGATGTCTAACGATAGATTTATATTGCTCGTTGATGTCATCTTGATTATCAAGAGGTCCGCCAGATCCTTGCTTTACATTCCTTATCGATTTGCGCCATATTTCTGGCTGATAAAAAGAAGGTTCAAACTGTACATATCTTCCACTGATCTCATTAAAATTAGATCCGACTTGATGTTTCATCCATTGACGTAAGACAAAGATCGGCGCTTTAATATGAAATGTAAATGTAACATGCCTGAAAGGTGATGTATGCTTATTATCCCACAGGTATTTAATAAGACGTTTATCGTTATCAGTTAAGTCAGGACCTAGCGCCATCTTGCCAAAGCTGACCCTAGCGGCATTAACGATAGATAAAGCATCTCCCATTTGATTGATTAAAGCGACCTCTCCCATCCCACTGTTTACTCGTTCCATAACTTCTCCTAAATTAATAAACAATTTATTTGTTTACAGGTGTTATGATAATAACAGAAAGGATAAATTATGAAAACCCAATTCTCTATTTCAGTTTCATCAGATCAGAAAAAGTATATTGATGCTATGGCAAGAAGTCATTACATCAGCAAGAGTCAAGCGATACGTCAATTATTACAGCTTGGCATTGACTTTATGAGGACTCAAGAGCCTACTCAAGATGAGGAGCTTAATGAGCTAGATAAAAAACTTACTGAAGCAAGAGAGTATATCGAGCGCTTAAGTTATCAAAGAGATGTTTTAAAAGGAAGGCTAGCACCATGAACAAAGTGATATTATTGGGCAATCTAGGGGCCGATCCAGAGCCTATTCAAAATAGTAAAAATCTACCTATCGTAAAGATGAGGTTAGCGACCACTGAAAGATGGAAGGATCAAGAGCGTACTGAGTGGCATAGTCTGAAAGCATTTGGAAAGACCGCCGAATATTGTATGCGTAATCTAACAAAGGGATGCAAGATCATGATTGAAGGTAAGATCAAGAGTGACTCTTATGAGAAAGACGGCGTCAAGAGAAAGACTTATGAAGTCATTATTGACACAGTTCAAAACGTTGTTAAGAGTCCAAATAGTCAAGCCCGTTATAACAGTCAAGCGTACGAAGGAACTTCTGTCAATGTACCAGCACAAGCGAACCAACCAGAGATGAGTCTAGATACTGCTTTTGAAAGCGCTTGGAAATGAACAACGAAGACCTAACAGGACTCGGTAGACGTGAGGCTATGAGTCATAGTGATCACAATGATAAAGAGGTCTTAGAAGTCGCACAGCCTACGCATACGCGCAAGAAGATCAAATATACAGAGCAAAGAGCAGATAGGATCTGTGAGCTATTAAAGACTGGCTGTACTATTGAGATCGCTTGTAGAGCAGCAAGGATATCAACTCGCACTTTTAGCCGATGGAAGAAAGACATTCCAGAGTTTAGGGAGAGGGTGGAGGCTGATGAGATTTTTATCGAACCGATGCTCTTAGAGAAGATGATCGAGCATGGTATTACTGACTGGCGAGCTTTGGCATGGATACTCGAGAGGAGATTCCCTGCGAGATGGGGAGCTAAGCAAGAGGTCAAGTTAGAAGTTGAAAAGAGTAATGGGACTCCTGAAGTCTTAGGAATGTTACAGCAAGTACAGGCTAAATTAAAAACCCCCATCAGTACGCAAGATACTGATGAGGGTTAAACACATGTTACACACTTTATAACGAAAGGGTATACAATGAATACATTAAGCGAAACAGATAATCAAGAGCTACCGGTGGAAGTGTTGAATGTAGACGTACATAATAGGGCATTATTTATGTTCTTATCCATGTTGAAATGTTCACCAATGGGGAACTATAAACTTAGAGAGAATGCATATGTGGCTAGGGAGTCAGTGCATCAAGAAACTAGATACTTTGATGCAGTCTGGTATAATCCTAAAGATGAATGGGATCAGCTCCTTATTGAGATGAAGACAAGAAAAGTAGGAGAGTATGAGGTGGGGCATGTAGACAGAATTATTAAAGATGTAATGTCTAAGATAAGTGGTCTTTTAGACCTCAAGCAGGCCCCATATGTAGTGCCTATAGTTATATATAAGAAAGAGCATAGGTCATTCAATGGATTATGGGGGGCTGATATGCTGATGATGTGGGGAGGAAAGAATGGTCACTGTAACGGCTCGGTCTTTACTCTTGCCCAGTGGTCTTCAATCTTAAGACAAGTGCATGACGTTGATGATCTCATGTTGACATTAGCACAAATAGACCAACGGCAAGAGGCTTGCGAATGTGAGCAAGATGATATTTCTTATTCTATTCAAAATGAGGATCAACAGATAAATGTAAAATGGGGTGATGGTAGTCAGCCAGCAAGAGAAGAAAGGCGATTTAGTTTAGCGGCTATAGGTTACATGGTGATGCACTTTTTACTCAAGGTAAGTGATCAACTAGTTACGGTTGAGGAGATTTCAGAACGAGTTAAAAAACTCTCACACCTCCCCATAAATAAACAATTAAAACGCCCATCATGGTGGAAAGAATCTTTACCCAAGATGATAAGAGATGACTTAATCAAGATGATCGCAGTAAATGATTTAGATGCTTTTGAAGTAACTAAAGATAACATTATAAAGGATGAGACCTCTCGAACTTTTTTTAACTTTAAGATAGAAGACTATCAGCTTCTAATAGAGTCAAAACAAATGAGTGATGAGGAATTAGAGTGTTTAAAAATACCATCATCGCAGCATGAGTTAATCCGAGAGGAAGGCGAGAGGCTAAATGATTCTGAATGAGCTACAGCTATCTATCATCCAAGGGATAGCTAACAAGGATAAGGTCATAGCGGCTCGCTGTGGGTGGGGCAGTGGAAAGACTTCGTCGCTAGTCTTCTCTATGTTATTCATTAGCAAGATAAGACCTAATCGATCTAGCTTAATAGTCACAGATACGACTCCAAGATATAACAGCGTACTTATGCCAGAGATGCAAAAATGGTTAGTTCCTCTGGGTTGGATATACAACCATGGAAATAAGTTATGGACAGATACTCATACAGGATCAACGGTATGGTGTAGATCTTATTATAGACCCGGAACGAGGGACGCTACCCACAATCCTTTGGAGGGTTTAAATGTAACTAGTGGGGTTTGCTTGATTGATGAATGTCAAACCCTTACTAGTGAAGTCGCTCATAAAGCATTGGGACGTTTAAGAAGTGGACCTAGTCCCATCATGATCCTAGTAGGCTTGCCGGTGATAGATGCGTGGTGGTGCAAGTTAGCCGAAGTGGCAAACTGTCAGCCGCTCTTCTTCTCATCATATGTCAATCAAGATAATCTAAGTGATGAATGGTTCGAAGCAACGAAGCTCCTACCTCCCGACGAGAGGGAGGCTATGGTCATGAATCGACCTAAGCCTCCAAGTGGTTTGGTCTATGGAGAGTTTAGTCCAGATAGGCATATCATCGATGACTTTGTTTATCATCCTTCAATGACTGGGCGTATCTCTATCGACTGGGGATTTAGGAAGCCATCAGTATTAATAATTGTTTATGATGAAGAGCGAGAGGCTAGCGTGGTAATCAATGAGATTAACCCCAAAGAGGTAACAATAGAGCAGCTTAGTCAAATGATTCTTAGTATAGCTTGGCCAAGGTCAATCCAATCAAGCGCACCATCTGCAAGGATATGGCTTGATACAGGAGTGGCAGATAAAGCCGGTAAGGCTAGAAGTGATCACACAGGACTCTCAGCGTTTAGAGTGATTAGGTCTCAGCCATCGCAGGGAGGTATTGGACTTCCCTTAAGATCGACTACTGATCCAGTAAGAATTGATGTACTTAATGGAGTACAAAGGCTTAAGCGCGCTTTCAACTCTAATAAGTACTTGATTACTCGCAAGGTGTGGGAACGTGGCGAGCGAGTCTCTGGTAACTCATTACGTAAAGCATTACTAAGTTACGCATGGGATAAGAAAGAGCAGCCTAAAAAAGATGGGCGAGAGGATCCTCTAGATGCTTTAAGATATGATTGTATCTTCCATCATTGGACAGATTCAAATAGAACATATCAAAAGAATTCAACCGCGGCGAGAGGTCGAAAGGTTAAAGTAGGATCATCAAAGAGAAGGGATTTTTAAATGATAATTCATGGAGATTCATTTGAGGAGGTCAAGACCTTCGAAGACAATTCAATCGATGCACTGGTGACAGATCCACCATACGGCATGAGCAACATCTCACACACTGCCTTTATGGATTGCATGACAAATTGGTGTTCTGATGATGACATGTATCTTCCCAAGGCAAAAGGATTTATGAATAAATCTTGGGACGGTTTTGTCCCTCCTCCGGGCTTCTGGAAAGAAGTCTTAAGAGTGTTAAAGCCGGGAGCCTATGGTCTTGTCTTTGCAAGCTCAAGAACGCAAGATCTCATGGGGCTGTCTTTACGGATTGCAGGGTTTGAGATTCGCGATTGTGTTACTTGGCTTTATGGCTCGGGCTTCCCAAAGTCTCATGATGTTAGTAAGGGGATTGATAAGCTCAAATGTTGTGAGAGAAAAATTTTATATACTGAAAAGAGATACAATGAGCCTTCAGGACTTGTAAGAGTAGGGCAAGGGGAAAGAACATTAATAGAAAGAAATATCACAACTCCATCATCACAAGAAGCCCAACAATGGGAAGGATGGGGAACATCATTAAAGCCATCCTATGAGCCTGCTCTCTTGATTCGCAAGCCATTCAAAGGATCAGTAGCGAGTAATGTTCTTGAGTGGGGAGTGGGGGGGATTAATATTGATGGGTGTCGGGTTGATACTGATGAAGTGTTTGTTTCTGGAGATCATTATGGAGGAGGGTCAACTGGATTTGGTGGGTATGGTGAAGGAGGTAAAGTGTATGACAAAGGCAGATTCCCAAGTAATACAATCATGGATGATGTAGCCTCAAGCCTCTTAAAAGACGAGTCAAGATTCTTTTACACTGCCAAGGCTTCACCAAGTGAAAGATCAGCAGGTCTTGAATCTTTTGAAGTCAAAGAGATTGGGACTCTTGTAGGTCGATGTGATGGTTCACTCGGTACTATAACAAAAAAAAGGAACATTCATCCAACTGTTAAACCCATTGAAATCATGAGATACCTTTGCAGACTGATCACTCCTCCCAATGGATTAATATTAGAGCCATTCTTGGGAAGTGGAACAACTGCCATCGCCGCAGAAAAGGAAGGATTTGACATCATAGGGATTGAACGTGAAAAGGAATATTATGATATTGCTCAAGCTCGGATCAAATATTGGGCAACTCATGATCATGCTATGACTCCTCAAAATCCTCCTGATGAAGAAGTTCAGCTGACATTATTTTAAGGATTGAATTATGAAACAAAGTACAGTCCATACAATCGTATTATTATCAAAATATCTAATCACAGACCCGGCAAAACATTGTACTCTTGAAGAGAGTCTTGACTCGATTAGATTATTTAATGAGGTCGTAAGCGCACTTATAGAAGGTGAGGACGAGAGTGTTAATGATGATGATTAAATAGTTATCAAAAATATAACATTTGACAAATGATAGTATCAAAATGATAATATACCCACGCGAGATAAAACCTTGTGGGGTCAATAATGGATCAAAGAACACGCAAGCCTAAACACTTAAGAGCATTTAATCCGAGATTTAAGACTCTGGGTATTACTGGAACACAGCTATCTGGTGGTACTATTACTGGCTATGAACAGAACGCACAGCTTACAGGATTGTCATGGGTAAGAGCTGCAGAGGAGATGCTAAGAACGGATCCAGTAGTTAGAAGGTCTTGGCACATGTTAAGACAAACCTTGCTGTCGGCGACTTGGAGATTTGAAGCTGGGCTTGAAGGTGATCCACTGAGCGAGGAGTTAGCACGTTACTCTAATGAGGCATTTGGCTTCGATGGCAATAGCGGGCAAATGTCTATTAGTTGGGAGGAGCAGCTTGGATATTTATTCGAGTATGTAACTATAGGCTATAGATATGCAGAAGAAGTATATAAGATTGGCTGTGACTCACAGGGTAATGTTAAAGTCTTTTTAGATTACTTTGCAGACAGAGAACCCTCAGCGCATAATGAATGGCTGTCTAGAGATGGTCAACACTTAGATGGCATAGTCCAAAACACGATAGGCATTGGGAAGACTCCGAGACCTATACCTGCTAACAAACTTTTATTATTAACACTAAACAGAACAGGGTCCAACTTTGAAGGCATCGGAATGCTTAGGCCTGTGTGGTGGTGGTGGAAAACAAAGCAGAGGGTAGCCAATCTAATGTGCGTCGGTGTGGATCGATGGGCGATCCCAACTCCGAAGGTTACAGTAGATAGAGCGCAAGCCGAACTCCAAGGATTAACAGATGGAGATATCGACGCCATGATTAATGAAGCCGAGGCACAAGCCCAAGCCTTCTTAGCTACAGAGCAACAATATCTGGTAGAGAATGCGGCAGTTAAGTTTGACTCCTATTCGACTACTCCATATCTATATTCCCAAGGTCCTTTAGACATTATCAAAGAATGCGACAATCAAATTAGTCAAGCCTTCTTAGCTCAGTTTGCTAACCTTGGGATAAGTGACACTGGCTCTAGGTCAGTAGGTGAAATACACTTATCAGTCTTTAGAAGAGCAGCTATTAATCTATGTGACGTTGTAGCTAGCCAAGTCAGTGGACCAGACCGCCGTGGTGGTGGGACTATTGGAAGGCTGATAAGGTTTAACTATGGAGCTGTCGATACTGGCAAGCTACCACGCCTTACTCATTCCGGACTTGATACTGATGACCTAGCTCAATCCATGGGAATGCTAGGGCCTCTCGTTCAATTCGGCTTACTGACACCAGACGACGAACTTGAGCGAGCGATTAGAGAAAGACTAGGAGCGGGCGACTTGCCGGAGGATGCTCACAGATCCTCACTTGAAAGAACAGCAAGCGCTGGAGGATCAGGTGGGGCTGCCATCTTAGCTGAGCAACTCATTAAGAGGAGGCGCAAAGATGGCAAGTAAAAAAATTAAACGAAGAAAGCAGAAGGCTTATGTGACTAATACTATTCTGTCTATTCCAGACAAGTATTCACATATTGACTTTACACCACCAAAGAAAGCAAGCGAAGCCTCAGAGCGAGCCTTAAGACGGAGGTCTCAGAAGCCTCCGAGTCAAAGAGGCATGACTGCAATAGGACTCGCTCGAGCTAGAGAATTAATCAATAGAAAGCAGATGTCACCTAAGACAGTCAAACGGATGCTAGCTTACTTCACACGCCATGAGATCGATAAACAAGGATCAACATGGGACGACTATGGCAAGGGCCGCCAAGCGTGGGACGGTTGGGGTGGAGATGCTGGCTTTGCTTTTGCTAGAAAAGTGGTTAAACAAATGAATGCAGCAGACGAGAAAACTAATAAGCTAAGAGCTTATGGAGAAGCAATACAATTAAATGCATCTAATGACTACGAGGTCCCGGAGGGTCTGACAGTTGGACAATCCTTTAAGACCTTATCGTTAGGTCAAGTATCATCTAGAATGAGCGGCGATCAGATTGGTAAGACAATAGATCAAGACTTATTGAATGAACTTGTACGAGTATTTAACGAGCGCAAAATTAATGATCCAGTGATCATCGATTGGCAACATGCCACATCTCCTTTCCAAGGAGGCACACCGGCCCCACCTGATACAGGTATGGCGCTTGGTATGATCATAGATCTTGAAGTGAAGAGCGACGGTCTTTATGCAATCCCCGCTTATAACGAGGAGGGCCTAAAGGTAGTCGAGAAGTCTGGGGGGATCCTTTGGAGTTCTCCGGAGTACATTCACGGCGAGATATTCACAAGAGATGGAGGGGACAAGGTGGGAGATGCTCAACTATTAGCTATCACTCTTACCCCTCGACCAGCTCAATCCCACAACAAAATAGACAGAGTCACTTTATCCGAGGAGGTAAATATGGATGATCAAGTCAAAGAGCTAACGGCTAAACTCGCAGCAAGTGAAGAGCTTGTCGCAGAGCTAAAAGCTAAGCTTGAAGAAAAGAATGAAGAGCAAGATGCTGTCATGGCTGAGTCTGATGACAATGAAAAGCAAGCTGAGTCTGATGACAATGAAAAGCAAGCTGAGTCTGATGACAATGAAAAGCAAGATGATGATGATGATGAAAAAGACAAAGTTAAGATGTCGGAATCATTCTCTAAAGATATATCACTGCTTTCTGAGGTGCAGTCATTGCGCGAATCAGTAAAGAAGCTAGAAGCTGAAAACACTAAGATTAAATGTGATGAGGCTGTCAGTGCTTTATTGCGAGATGGTAAGATCAGCGTAGCAGAAAAAGACGTCGCTTCTAAAGCATGGAACATTAAAGGACTTCAACCTGAGTTTTGGTCAATGTTTAGCGAGCGTCAGGCTAACACAAGCGTCCCCCTTCAAGAAGTGGGTCATGGTGCAAGCGGTCAAGAGATCAGCAAAAAGACACTTGATTTAAAAGTACGTTCTTTAGCTGAAGAGAAATCAATTAATTATAGTGACGCTCTAAACTTATTTAGAGAGCAAAATCCAGACTTTTACCGTCAAGCTTTCGGAGGCTAATCATGTCTAGTACAAAAATTATAAATTCATTTATTGCGGCAAGCACAATCACAGAGTTTGCTTTAGTCTCAGTTGATGTTAATGGGAAGATCGCTGTAACTTCAGCGGGTAATGATGTCACTTGCATCGGTGTAGCTCAAAGAGCCGCTGTAGCGGGTGACTCGGTTGATGTTGTAACGTTTGGCGAGACTCGAGTTATTGCGGGCGGAGCCATCGCACCAGCTACGGAGCCTCGCCTATCAGCTCATACCGGCGGCACAGCAACAGCAGCCTCGGTGGGTCGTTACCCAGTGGCTCGCATCATTCCAAATATTAACCAAGTCTCAGCGGCTACAAACGATCAAATCTTAGTATTGTTTACAGGCCCAACAGTTATCCACGCTTAGGAGTAAACCATGGCAAGTTCATATAGTAATATACATCCAGTAGATCAGATCTTAACTAGCTTAATGAGTGACGTGGTCCCTAGTGACAGTCAACTCATTGCAAATGATATTCTAGAGAATGTCAATATCCCAGAAAGAAGTGGAACTTTTCTTTTAGAGAATAGCCGAAACTTCATGGGCGCAGGCGTTGGTCTAGATTTAGAACGTGCGCCGGGCGCGGGCCGTGCTAACATTGGATCATTTGATAGAAGTAGTTTAACATTTAAAGCGTCGATCTACTCTGCGCAAGACTCCATCGCTATGGAGGATATTATTGATAGTCAATATCCCGGCGGTGAAGAGGCCCGCATTGCTAGAAAAGTAAGACGCGCAATGATGCTCTCTAAAGAAAAGCGAGCGGCTGACTTGTTATTTGATACAGGCTCATTCTCAAACGACACATGTACTAACGTCATGGGTGGAAAAGTTGATGCGGCTGGTACTGATGGCTTAACAGGTCTTGACAAATTAAAAGATCTGATCTTTGGTCAAGCCCACGGCATTAATCCAGACACTCTTATCTTCGGCCGTGGTGTATTCCGCGCCTTAGCACGTAATCCAGAAGTGCGTGGATATGCTGGTACAGCAAGCGCGGGCCTTGCCACTGGTAACATGATCTTAACTGATGAAGCGACTAAGCAAGTATTGCGAGACATTCTAGGCATCCCACATATTCATGTCGGAGAAGCTAGACGAGAGACAGCAGTACCGGGAGCGACTTCAAGCGAATCTCAGATCTGGAATACAGAGTCAATCTTTTGTGGTATACTCAAGGGAGCTGATGCGATTGTACAAAAAAGCGGTAACGTTAAAGGGATGCCTGTGGCTGCTCTTAACTTCTCATTTGGTGGAATGGTTGCGGGTCAATATGATTCTTTAGATGCAACTCGTCGCTATGTTTATGCTGAAGAAGTACAACAATTTAAAGCGATTGATTCTACTCTTGGTTACATCTTGACTGACTGTCTAGTGTAAGCAAAGGTTTGACATGTGCGATACTCCATCAATAATATTATTATCTGAGGATGCTGATCAAAAAGCTATTGATGATTTATCAAGACAGCTTAAGCAGCAATCCGGAGAGATCGCACAGTTGACTAAAGCTAAGATTAAAGAATTAAAAACTTTAGTTAAAGCAGAAAAATCTATGAAGTCGGTTCTTGAAAAATCAAGAGGCCGATTCCTAAAGACGCTGGGAGACGCTGTCAAAATGACAGACCCTCTTAGCTTATTAGCTCTGCCTAGAGATCAAATGATTGATTTCATAATTAGGGGCGGCTTTGATATCTCAATAGATGAGTTTATCGAGCAGACAGACAACATAGCTAAAGCAGTGGAGAACACTGCTAAGGTAATCCAACCAGATTTAGGATTGACTCCTATCCAGCAAAAGATTGACTTGATGCAGGCTGTGACAGTGCAACAAGTCTTTGATGACGTTGTACTCCCGACGGTAGCAAATGGTACTAGGGACTCATTGACAGCTATGACCCTAGATGTCCCTCCTAAAGATGCTTTATCTTCACTAGCTCAAAGAATGAAGCAAGCGACTGGTAAGCAGCTCACTGAGATTAATACTAAGTCTTCCATGTTTGGAAGATCTGTAACAGCTCAAATAGCAGAGGAAGCAGGCTTAAGCCTTTTCTTATATACAGGTCCACTCGATGGCGTAACAAGGAAATTCTGTGATCCATTAGTGGATAAAGTCGTTAGTGATTCTCAAATGAGAAAGCTAAACAATGGGCAAGGATTACCAGTACGGACCGCCGGGGGTGGTTATAATTGTCGCCATTCTTGGAGTCCAGTGAGTAAGGGATTTATTAAAGCTGCTAACTTAACGAGGGCAACAACAAGAGATATTAGCGACGCCAACACCGGAGGTAAACGCAAATGATACGTAAAGCAATCACAGGCCAAGACTATCTATTTGAATGGAACGCACCCAAGCCAATTAGTGGCAATCCTTCAATCACGTTTAAAGCGTCATCTACTGTGACATCAGTAATGAGTCATTCACGATCTGATATTTCAGTCAGTGCAATAGCAAACGATAGACGGACTTTAACAATTGCAAGCAGTGACTCTTTGCAACGTGATCAAGCCTTAGCCTTCCTTAAGACCGATGGAGATACATGGTACTCTGTTAAAGTAATTCGAATAGTAGGGACTACGGCGATCTTAGCTGAGCCTCTACCACGTGAAATAGACCTAACAACATCAGCCTCCATAGAATTCGCAATGTGGTACTATACAGCATTATCTGCTAATGTGACGAGTACATCAGGAACCTTTCAATACATAATAGATTATACTGCTAACTTAGGTCAGAACAATATATCTAAGTTAGATAAAGGTATTATTAAAGTTACGCCACGGCCATTTGATACTGGCTTAGATCATGATTCATTTGTAAGCCGATTCGCTCCACTCGCTGACATGATACCTAGAAGACAATCCGACTTTGCTCCTCAAATCAAAGCCGCACTTGATGAGATCTCTTTAATCTTGCGTGATAAGTTATCATCATCAGAAGTCACAGAAGATGAGATCTTTAATGCTGAGTCATTCCAGTTAAGCCATGCTTACTGTACAGCTGCTAGAATCTATGAAATGAATCTACAGCTAGATGCGACTGATGCTATGCGCTCTAGGTGTGGGGAGCTATTAGACCTTGCATTAAGATCCATTGACTTAGATCTTGATGGCGATGGTATTATAGACACAGGTGAGATTGACCTTGAGAAAGCAGGGGGGAAGTCTACGGACTTTCGGGCTAGTTGGAAATCATATACTAAAACAGGACAAGGCAAAGACTTTAATCCTACTAGATCTATGGGACATTAATGAAACATATAATTAAGAAATTACCTAAAAGATTTAAATGGTCAATTCACAACCTTGTCGCTCATCCATTAATGGAGATAGCGAAGCAACTGGGATTAAATGAATTATCAGAAAAGATTCATGACTCTACTTTGCCAATAAATAACGAAGATTAAAGGCATTAATCATGGCATCTAAAGTTAAGTTAAAACTACCAGCTAGCATATGGACTGAAAAGGATACTAAGGTCTTAGCATCTAATACACTAGCAACGATTAAAAGACGTACTTCTAAGGGACTATCTTCTAATGGTGGTAAGTTTAAAGACTACTCAACTAAGTCCATGTATGTATCCTTTAGAGGTGCTAGACTTAAGCCCAAGGGTGGACGATTGTCTAGGACTGGCAACTCTGTCTTCTATGCTGGAGGCTATGAGCAATACAAGCATGATTCACGTAAGAGAAGCCGCACAGCAACGAAGGGGCAAAGCGCCGAAGTAGATCTAGTCTTATCTGGTCAGCTGATGAATAACCTTGTAGTGCTAGAGGCTTCATTAACACGCTTTAGGATTGGCTTAACTAAGCACGTCCAGCATTATGGATATGCAGTACATGAAAAGCGTCCATACATCGGACTAACAGATGATGAGATTAACATACTAGTTAATGCTGTATCTTATGATATCTCTGAGAAGCTGAGGAAAGGGAAATAATGAGTCGAGGCATAATACAATCATTAATAAAACTAAAGGCAATGATAGAAGCGATTGAGCCTAAGACAGATTCTCATAATGGCTTTGTATGTATCGACGACGGTACCGGCCTGACCTCTCCTTTAAATGCTAGATTTGAAAGTCAGAGACAGTTTGCTTTCGAGCTAACATCTTTAGCGATGGATGATGGAAGCGCGGGCCTAAGTGGTCGGAAGCGTGTTAGCGTAGACGTGGTTATTAGATACGCTATTCCTAAAGAGCATGGATTTAGAATGAGGATCATGACAGAAGATAGTAGTAAAATGATAGACACTATCAAAGGTCCTCAATACGAGTTTAATATAACCGGCATAATATCAGTAATACCTAATCAAGCTAGAACTGAAGAAATAACAGATGACATAGGAGAGACCATCGGTCATCTTTTAATCATCCCCTTTGACCTACTTTACTTGGAGGCATAAAATGAGCGTAACGCATAGAAGTTTATCAGTAGCGATTGAAACCGTTTATGGATCGTTGTCAACTGTCAACAATCTCCCAGACAATAGTGGCTTGGCTTATGCTTCTATTCCTTGCGAGAGAGACCCCATCTTAATCTATGGGGACGTAGTTGCGAGTGAGAGAAATGATGCAAGAGATGGCTCTTACTTTTTACCACCTGAGCCAGATACCGTTTGGAGTGGGGGGAATCGTGTAAGACGCCGTACTGGTCAAGTAAGTCTTAGAGTTGACTTATCAACGATTGGAAGCAGCGCGGCTAATTATAACGCTAATTATTTAGGGATGCTTTTAGGAGCTGGATTCTTAACACAGCTTAATGGCGTTGCAGGTGTTACAGCATCAAGTGTGACTGATATTAATAATTTTGTAGGAGCGGGATACGCTGCCACTGATGTAGGTACTCTAATCTCATCGATTATAAAGGGAGCTGTAGAGTATAGCGCAATCACCGAAGTTGATGGGACAGACATTAGTGTATCTCCTGCGTTCTCAGCGGGATTTACAGGGACTCCGGCGATTAGAGGTACTCAGACTTGGTATCCCGGATCAAGAGATCTAACAGGCACACGAACTCATTCCCTTTCCTTTAGAGTCGACGGCGTCAACTTTAGATCATATGCTTATGGCTGTGTATTAGAGTCATTGAGTATCTCCTTAGATAATGGTCGCCTGATGGCTGACTTTAATTATCAAGCGGCTTTAATTCAAGATGATCATGGAAATGCAGTAGGACCTTTTGAACCCACATATAATACCGGCGCTCCTGCTTTCTTTAGGAATAGCTATGTTGTAATCAGTAGTACATCTCCTAACTCTACCAGTAACGCAACTACAGCTAATACCTTGGGACGCACTTCTTTAGATTGTGAAGACTTCAGTCTTACGGTAACGAATACACTTACTCCACTCGGAACAAGTCAATCAATTCTAGCAATGTCTGGAATGGAAATAACTGATTTAGACGTAGAGTTGACTTTGACTTTATCGACTGTAAACACAAGTATTAATCAAGATTACTTTAACAGAACAGTCCGACAAGTGTTAGTAGGTACAGGCCCCCAAGCCGATGGAGAGGGTTGTGCGATCATGATACCGGCCGCACAGCTTTCTAATGATCCATCTCAATATGATGTAAGCGGTAATGATATCGTTCGTCAAACCCTTACATATAAGCAAACCAGATATGCTGGTGATGTAAACAGTGGGGCAGCTTATGAGACAGGCGCCGGTTGCTCACCTTTCCGAATCGCTTTAGGAGTTTAATAAATGGCTTTGCACTTTCTTACGTCAACAAATCAAACTAAAGAAATCGTCGTCACTTGTGATCCATCTGTCAGCGGCACAGAGGAACAACAAAGAGAATATATAAACACGGGCGACTTATCAAAGTTAGACATTAAGGAAGATGCAACTAGATTTATATTAAAGCCACTTGGGCCAGCTGAAAGAGAAAGAGCAGAGATTAGAGCGGGTGCTTTTAGTAGATCAGAACTGGGTAGACTGCTTTGGATAGAAGCTCCCAACGATTCAAAGAATAAGGCTAGATGGCATCACAAGCTAGATATAGATGAGCGAGAGGCACTAGGCTCTTATGAGTCTTACATCTCAAGAGTATATCTAGAGATGATTAGCGAGTCTCTTGTTAGCATCGATGGCAAAGAAGCAAGTATTGAATCAATACAAAAGATTAGGCCTGACTCTTTTAGACTATCTACTATAACCGAATTAGTCTTGCATATTCAAAGAATGAGTCTCATAGGTGACGAGGGAAAATAGCGCTAGCCTCCTCGATTTGGCTCCCCTTCACTAGGGGAAGAGGCTGGGATTGTAGCCAATGCAAAACGAACCCTAAGCTAAGAAGGCAGAGGGGGAACTGCGGTGAAGTCTTTAAACGACAATTACCTCAATCCCAAAACGATAGTGTAGGCGTATTTGTTCCCGGCTATAGAGTCGCGCCCAATAGTGGAGAATCATATAGCGATCTTAAAATAAGATCCTGTCCTATTGCTAACATGAATAGAGTTGCATCAATCGTCCAAAACTATAGTAGAATTAAAACAGGCTTAATTAAAATTGATGACATTTATCCTAGGCCTACATGTGCTATCATTGAATCATTAGAGATAATAGAATATAATCATTCTCAAATGATGCAGAGACAGCATGACCAAAGCATGATGGAGGCTCAACATGGCTAAAGGTGGAACAATAGAAATAGATGTTGAGTTATCAGGAGGCCAAGACATCAGACAAGGCTTTGATCAGATCGGGTCAGCTGGTAAAGCATTGACTGAGACAATGGGCGCGACCAATGAGAAGCTGGGCGAGGGCCTAGCAGGCGTAGGAGAGTCTGTCTTTGGGCTTGCTGATACGTTCGGAGAGTTAAAGAATGGGATTAAGAACGTTGGTCAGACCGGTGCTAAAGGATTGATTGGATTACTTGGCCCCATCGGGATGGTAGTAACCGCAGGCTTTGCACTTTATGAATCATTTAGGATGATTAGTGGGGCAGCTCAAGAAGCAGAAGAGAACCAAGCGGCAATGGCTGCGGCGGCTGGTGATCTTCAAAGCAAGCTAGAAGCATTAAGTGAGAAAGGGATCCAACCGACTGTCAAAGAGCTAGCTGAGTTCTCTAGAGTAACTATAGAGGGACAGTTTGCAAAAGATAAGCTACAGGTCGGACAAGAGAAGCTGACTAAGACTTTTCAGAAAGCATACGAGATAGAGCTAAAGGTTAATAAACTAAGAGAGCAAGCATCAAAAGGAATTAATGCAAGAGCGATACTTGACGGACAATTGAAAGAAGCAATAGAAGATTTAAATAAAGCTCGAAAAGCTGAAATAACTAAAATAGAAAAACATCTTAAATTACAAATAGAAGTTAATAAAAAAATCAAAGCTGGTGAAGAGATATATAAGAAGCATGAAGAGACAAGTGCCGAGTTCTTAAAGTCTAAAATACTAGAGAATGCAGAGATCCTAAAAGCAATTCAACTAAGAGAAGCTGAGAATAATGAGACCGGCGAGGCTTTAGAGAATAGTAAAATAGAGATAGAGCGTATCAATGAACTCACTAAAGTAAAAGCCAAAGCTAATGAAGAGAATCAAAAACAGCTTCTAGCACAGAGCAAAGCTCTGGAGGCTGAGATTAAAAAGACTAATCAAGTTGACTTAGCAAATGAGACAGCGCAAAGAAAGCGAGATGATAGAGTACTAGAATCTATCAAGAAGCAAGAGGAGGCTAGAGCTAAGAGCCGACAAAGAATAGCAGAATCAAGAAGAAGGCAGGAAGCTGAAGAACAGCAACGAATACAGAAAGAAAGGCAGGACGAGCTTAGGCGTATTTCTGAGAGTGCTAGAATAAAGCAGTTAATGATTGAGTCTGAAGAAGACTCGACACTAAAACAAATCAAGTTAGCTAGACATCGATATGAGACTACTAAAGAGCTAGCTAAGAATAATTCAAATCAGCAACTCATTGCTAGACTTGCATTTGAGAATCAAGTCAAAGCAATCAATAAGCAAGCGATGAATGAGAAGCTAGAAGTCGAAAGAGAACAAGAAGAGAAGCGCAGATCTTTCGCACTTGAGACCAGAGAATTTAATATACAGCAAATACAAGATGAGACTCAAAGAGACTTAGCTATGTTGAGGATGCAGTATGATGAGCGCTATGAGATTGCTAAAAACAACCAAGAACAAACTAACGAACTACAAAGAAGATACACGATAGAAAGACTACAGATCCTGAGTCGTGAGACTAACGCAATGAGATCAAAATTTAAAGACATGTTTGCAGACATGGGCCGAGGGTTTGCCGATGCGGCTGTAGGTGCAATGCTGATGGGGGAGTCATTTAAAGACGGCATCGCTTTAGTCTTACAAGGACTAGCAAGACAAGCCGGAGTGGAAGCACTAATGCAAACAGCAAAGGGTCTCGCCGCTTTAGTCTTATTCCCGGCGGCGGCGTCAAATCACTTCGCAGCGGCAGGGGCATTTGGTAGCGCGGCACTTGCCGCCGGTGTTGCTTCAAGTGCGATGGGTGGAGGTGGTGGTGGTATTGGTGGAGGTGGTGGTGGGAGGTTCTCTCCGAGTGGATCGCCTCAGTCCTCTCAAGCTCCTCCGCGAGAAGAGGCAACCGCTTCTAGTATGGTCTTCAATGTCAACTTCTCAGGCGCTGTAATCTATGATACTAAGAAAGCAGCAGAGCAAGCCATGGCTGATAGAATAACTAGAGTAATGAAATCAAATAGACGTGGATCGCCTAGGAGCTAACAAATGAATCCTTCCCCCTCTCCCAACTTTGCGCTATTAACTAGTGTAGACTTTTCTCAATTTAACGCGAAGCCCTTTAGCAGAGGAGCCACTGCTATTAGTGCAACATGGTCTAGTGATTATGAAGACATGATCAGCTTCCTCAACGGCCGAGGTATGGATAATGGTAAAAATTTACCTGACTCCCTGCTCGCTTCATCTAGCTTTGGAACGAATTGGCACATCGGAATAAATGCAAGTGATAAGATTGAGATAAGCTCCACTCATGCATTCCGGATCAGGTTTGATCCAGCGTCAATCTATGCTGATGATACCGACGCTCTAGGCATCGGGACGGATTGGGTTTTATACAGTGGATCAGCTACTATTGGGTCACCTCTTCTCTCCTTTAAAGCGACGGCCCCATCAGATTGGATTAGAGGTGAGGTTATAGCATTCTCATATGAGATTGAAGAAGTGGGGTCCGGTAGTGGTGCCTTTCTGTTTAACTTCTCTGGGGGGGTACAAGACTTAATAGTAGCTTGTCGCGAGCGGGGGAATGGTGATATTGATGACTTGAATATAGCAACTCTGGAAGGAGCTGACATTGCGGCGACGAGTGGAGATACTCGATGGTATATCAATAATAATGGCCATGTTGTAAACTCGAGCATCGGCATAACAGCACTAACATGGAACTCTTCAGCCTTGGACATGAGAAACTTTTTAGGATTCACAGGAGACGAGTCAAGCGTTTATGTTAATGGATATACAGTACTAACGGCAACACACCCATGCAATACTATCCTAGTGCCATCTAGACCATACCAACAAAACCATGTAGGCACCGAGAATGTATCACAGTCTAAAAGACGTATTGGAGGTGGTTATACTAGCAACTATATTGGCACTTATAGAACCACAATATTAGGCTTTGATGTAGATGCTAATTTAGACCTGATAGACTTATATCAACACTTCATCTATAAGTTTTTTAATTATGCCAGTACCGGCGAAAGAATTAACTTCTATCAAGTCTGGGGAGACTCAAGAAGAATGTTAATCACTGGAGATGTCTTATCTAGTCAGCCTGCTCATGATCTTATTTATACTTCATCTCGTAACGGATTCGAGGGTCGTATCAGAGCCTGTATGATTTCAAAGCAGTTAGATTTGGCTTTTCCTCGCAACCTTAGAAGACGTGTACCTGTGACTATTAGAATGGAGCATCTCAATGAGTAATTCCTATGATGCATCTAATATACTAGCTGACCCAAGCGGCACAGTCGCGGGCAAAGATATAATATTTACAACACCGGACCGGATGGCTCAATCTATCAATTATAGCTTTGCCGCCGGGGGTTGTCATAATGTTTTAAGTCAAGCCTATGCTGATACTGTATTCGTTCAGGACTCGACTAGTTTTGTAGAGATGAGTCAATGGCGCATTCCTTTAGTGTCTCTTGAGCATACTGAGCTTGAGGTCGTAATCAACTATAAACTAGATGGAGTGTCAACGGCCTGCAATGCAACGCTGACTTTAGATATCGGTGCTAGCTCTTCAAGCGTGACTATCAATTTACCCACATCGACTAATAACATAGTCAATGATTCAATTAATATAACAATGCCAGCTAGTAATGAGTATTATGGAACTTTAACTATAGAGGTTCAAGCCGATAGCACGACCGCAGAAGTACAAGTCTTTAGCTTGATGGCATCTTGGAAGCGTATAAATAGTCCAATTTCAGCAGGTCAAAAGAATCAGTATTTAACGACTGAAAATTTTAGGCCGTTTGGCACTGTTAGAACTAATGCAGATAATGCTTTAACTTCAAGATTTGCTCATAACATGATTGATGATATTGTAATCTTAAGAACTAGATACAAGTCTTATTTGACGTGGTCCGGCGTTTATGCTCCATCTTCAAGCAGTGCCTTAACTGACGCGGCGGCTAGTGCCGTGTATGTTGGCACAGGTCACATCGATAATCTCATAGGGTTCCCCATGCTGCCGAACGGATGGGAGGAGCTAACAGGTAACAAATTAGAGTTACATGTTAGAGCTATAGGAGATGTGACCTTTGATTTCATGGGCAATGAGATTATTATAAACCAAGCTACTAGCTTTACAGTTGGGTGGTCTATCTTTACATTGGAAATTGATAATGCTGATCTATCAAATATAGGTGATTTAAACTTACCTTATTATCAAGCGACAGTAGATAACACCTCACAAAACTATGGGAATCTAGCTGGTTATCTGCCGTCTCCATTCACCACTAGATTCCCGGTGGTGAACAGTGGGAATAGTGGAGCTATTTTATCATTATCATTGATGGGGGTTTGATATGCTGATACAGACAGCTTACAATCTATTACCAAATAAGAAGTCCTGTAATAATGGGGCTGTATTGTTTGGGTCTTCAGTATCATCTATGTCAATGTCGTTATCACAGTTAAGTCATGTTAAGATGTTAGGGCATGCAAACTATAGCATAATGAGATCATGTTATAATGAATTCCTATTTGCCGGAGGTCCTGATCAAATAAACACTAGGATTAGCGCCTCATCAGGCGGGATACACAAAGGCTTTGCTGAGTCTCATAAGTTAATGTATCAATCTACTTTATTATCAAGATGGTTATGTATATTAGTCGGATATGAGAGCGGGGCCAATAGTCGAGACTCTGCAAACCCAGCCTACTCTCCACAGATAGATGTTAAATTAAACTTACTGCATGATTCAGGATCTGGCTATGCTGATGTGGGGACTTTCGATGAGGGCATAAGGTTAGATGCTGTTGATGCCTTGCGTCAGTCTTCTTATGCTAGTAGTGACTTCTCGGGACAGTTTGTCGCAAGTAGTGGGATCACGATACCAAGCGCTGCTCCTACCAATGTCAGCCCAGTCCCTCCGAGACCTCTATACATTCCTGAAGACAAAGTACTCGGAGGGACTCTATACACCGTGAGAGGTGGGATGATTAATATTGTTGTATCTTGTTTGGATTGTAAACTAAGATCATTAACAGTATTTGATATCTATGAGGCTGACTTATGATTATAAATAATAATGGCCGTCGTGTATTCGCTTTACAAGTCGCAGGACTATCGACTAGATATCATTCAATAGCTCCCCCATCATCTTCTAATCTATCCTCTAATATTGCAACGTCAATAGGTTATTCTGATGTGCGAGGGATTGTCACGGTCGGAGCCTTTACTAGTAGCATCGATCCGAGTGGAGGGATATCCTCACACTCTCCACTGTCTATTGAGTTATCAATCCTAAAAGATGGATCAAGTCATGATCCGGGTGTGATATTCGGCAGAGTAGGCAAGAGGTCAAGCAGTGTTACACAGACTAATCTAGATGAAAACATTAGCTTTGATTCTTTACCTCTGACTATAGACATAGACAAAGACTTGAGCGCTTTGTCTGTACCTCGTTTAATACATGTAGGGAGCGAGACCTTTAGAGTTAATGCCTTTACATCTTCATCAATGACAATAGATGAGCGAGCCTTGGGAGGCTCTCAATATCAGAGCCATGATATAGGCCTGCAAGGTTCATCCATCCCGATTGCGTCAACCGACATAACTACTTTTAGGGGGCGTAGATGTAAGCTTTATATTGCACATCAAGACATGGGGGGGAATGTATCGGATTATGTAGAGATCATAAACGGATTCATTGAGTCTTCTCCCTATATTGAGGGTGGAGAAACTGTATCATTATCAATCCTTCCCTTAGTCAGCTTGCTAGATTCTGAACTCGCAGATCAGAAGCAGGGCAAGACTTTTCTTTTGCAAGGAAAGCATTATTTCGGAAATAGATCTAATATCTTTGAATTCGGAAGCGCATTCCGTAACCCGTACCAATTAACTTTAGAGAATGCCGTTGCTACATCAGCCACAACCACGACGATAGACGTTAGCTTTCCAGTGCTACCACTTGGAAGTATCTTTGACGTTAGCTTACCAGACGGCGTTGGCAATGAGATACCGTGGTATCATCCACGCTATCCTTTTATGGTTGGATCAAACCACGGTCATTTATTATTTCCCATCTCTTTATCAACAAATGGAGCGGGCTGGCCTCAGATTGTTATAGACCATACTGTTGATGGGGCAACATCTCAGACCGCTGTAGTCAATGCAATAAATACTCCGATTGATGATGCAGGGTATCCTGCTTATATGCCGAAGCGTGGGGAAATAAAAAGAGTTACATTAGCGACCAATGCATTAAAAGATTGGCCAGACATAATTAACGAGCAAGTTAATGCATCTATTACAACACATACTGGAATTGATGGGGCATTCTCTGCTGTAAATGTGTACTCAGATAAAGTAAGAGGAATCCCCTTTGCTGACCAAAGAGGTTTTAAGCCATCCCATAGTGGAGTGATACATTTATGGTACTCGTCAGAATGGTATAAGAACTCCAGAAACTACGGGTATCAGTATTGGAATAGCGCAAGGATAGGAGACGGTCGCAAGCTACCAAATAAAAGAAGAGTATTCTATCCTTTGGACTTCTGGAATGACGGTAGCAAACCTAACGACGCTGGCACATCTAGACTAGTAAAAGCTTTAGACTTCCCAAATGAAAGAAGGACTTCTATAGAAGAGCCGATGAATGCAGCCCTTGCTTACTTTCAATCAAACGAAAAAGTAATACTAGTATCTAGCTCTTTAGGACTACCATCCACCGATACCGGAGATAAATTCGGTATCCAAGTAGAAACATATGATTACTTTAATGATCGTATTAAAACCCTTTACTTTGAAGCGAGTCATGAGACAACAATAACCGGCGGGATCTTAATCCATCTCACATCTAATAGAGAGAATAACAGACAGGGTCACTTTGGGGATTGGAGAAATCAGGAAAGAACAAAGATCTCAAGAGGGATCTTAACTCTTTACTCGTCGCCCGGTGAGATCATGCTTAAGATTTTGCAAAGTGGGGGCGGGGGTAACAATGGAACTTATGATACGCTAGGAAGTGGTCTATCAATCCATGAAGACAATATTGATATTGACTCTTTTCTAAGTAGTGGAACGACTAACATAAGCGCATTGAATCGCGGCTTTAGTACTGATGACTTCAATCCAAGAGACTTCTTTGACTCACTGCTAAAGTCGCTTGGTTGTATCTTAATAATGAAGCGTTCTAGCGCGGGAATAAGTAAGCTAACATTACAGCCTTTGGCAACTGAGAGAAGCGACTTTTCAAGCGCTACAATAAGCCAAGGGGACTGGTTAGTAGACACTCCTCCGACGTGGTCAATTTATGAAGATATCGTCACACAAGTAGAGATTAAGTATCAGTGGGATAATGATACAAATGAATTCCTAGAGAACATTATTTTTAATAATCAAGATGCTATCAACAGATATGGCGGCGAGAAGTCAAAAGTATCTATTGAGCTGTACGGTCTTGAGTCGATGGATTTAGGTAGTGGGACTGGGGATGTATATAACTTCTTACTACCGATCGCTTCTAGAATATTTAATACACTTAGTAATCCTATGAGGCTTTGGAAGGGGTCAATAGGAACTGGTCCAAGCATCTATCTAGATGTTGGATCTTATGTGACTTGTAGCTCCCCACACTTAAAAGGTCTTAGCGATTCTTATGGAATCACGGATCAAGTCGGAATGATTAAATCAATCCATCAGGAGTTGATGCTGGAAGGCTGCGAGCTAGAAATCGTTCGCACTGGAATAAGTGTAGTAAATTGGAATAGTACTCTAGAAGTTACAGGCGTTCCGGCGGCTAATCAATTGATAGTTTCATTTACTACATATAGCGATAATGACGCACCATTTTTTAATGTTAATGATGTACTTGATTTCCTTCCTCACGGCGACGAAGACAATAGTACGAACGGTTTAGTTATTCAGAGCATATCTGTAGGCACTAATACAATAACGTTTACAGCGAATCACGGAATCACTCCCGCAGTTAATATTGGAACGCTTGAGCCTACGACTTTTATAAACGCTACGGCATCTCACACTAAAGATGCTTATCTTGCAAATGCTTCTAGTATTCTAGGAGCATCTACTGAAGCTCAGGAGTACGCATGAAAATAACAAAGAATGAATTAATCGACAAGCTCAAGAAACAAGAGGATGATTTAAGGCGCTTAAGAAGATCTTTAGCAATGAGCGAGATTGATCTACCTGCTAGAGAGTTTATTAATGCGTCATCTAATGAGACCACAGTAAGCGAGCATAGTAGAGAAGTATTGCAAAGAGGATTTGTGGAATGGGATAATAATGTGACAGAGCCAGAGTACAAAGGCGACTGGCAACGAATCAATACATACATTAAGGGGACGGATGGAATTGGGTGGACGTGGGTCGATGACTATGTAAAAAATGGGCAGTTTGCATGGTGTGGAGCTTTCGCTGCTTTCTGCTATACAAAGATTAGATCAAAGATAAGACAGAAGATCTTTCCATCTTGTTGGAGACTTTGGGATAACTGGGGAGGGACTCATAGAAAAGTGTCTAACATAAGCCCCGGTGATATCGTTGTGGTATATACTTCATCTGAATGCAGTCCATCATATGGCAATCATATAACGATTGCATCTAGCTATCTATTAGATGACGGAGACTTTGAGACTATAGAAGGTAACGCCAAAGGCCAAGGTCCAAACGGAAGTGTTGAGGGCGTCATCAGAAGAAAAAGAAATATTAAAGATGTTGCGCATATCTATAGACCATCAAGTGAGGATTATGATGAGTAAATTAATTAAGAGCCTCGGCGGTCGCAAGTCAGCAATGTTTTTAATCACCTTAATCACAGTGTGCTTATTATGTTTTTTTAATAAAGCATCTACTGAAGTCCTCGGACTCATTGACACATTATATCTAGTTTACGCTGGCTCTAATGTAGCAGCTAAAAAGAAAGAGAGTAAAACGAATGAGCAATAAATTATCAGTACAAAATCCAATCTCAGCCGGTCAAGTTATCGGAGCTTATAATGCTTCAGGTGTCAGCAATACAGATTGGCACTCTTTGACAAGCGCTGACTTCTATGACCCAACGTTGGGAACTCAGCTTGATGCATCTTTAAAGTTTGCATATCTCGGAGCTGTGTCATCAAATACAACGACTGTTTCTTATGTTAAATTAAGAGCTGCCGCAGGTGCCGGAGATGGTGTGACTAACAGCGATGGAGTGATACCATTACTTTCATCTTACTCGATTGATAGTCAAGCCCTTTCATCTTCTAACATTACTAGCATTGCATACAAGAAAGCTGACTCAGCTGATTCTTTTGTTGTGTATTGTGGATTTAATCGAGGTTAATTATGAGCATTAAATTCGAATCATTCAAAGGAACTGGCGGCGGTGCGGTGACAGGTGGACTTGTTTACAAGGGTTCATATAATGCAACCACATCAAGTCCATCATTAGTCACAGCAACAAAAGGGGACTTCTATATTGTGTCAGTCGCTGGAGCTCTGGCAGGTGTCACGCTTAATGTTGGTGATCACATTGTATTCAATCAAGATGCTGCTAATCCTGTAACATCTGCCATGTTTGATACAATTGATAATACGGATGCAGTGGCAAGCGTCAACAGTCAAACTGGCGTTGTAGTTTTAAACGCTGCTAATGTTGGAGCTTTGGCAATAACATCGAATCTAAGTGATCTTAATAATGCAGTGACAGCAAGAACGAATCTTGGTCTTGGTACAGCCGCAGTCAAAGACCATGGAACGACCAACGGTGATCTTGTTATTCTCGATGCAACTGGACTCCCTGCCGTTGATGGATCCCAATTAACAGGAGTCACAGGAACGGACGCAACAAAGCTCGCTATTGCTAATAATCTTAGTGATCTTAACAATGCAACAACAGCAAGAACAAACCTTGGTCTTGGTACTGCAGCAGTTAAGAATCACGGAACGTCGAACGGAGATCTTGTTCTTCTTGATGCGACTGGACTTCCTGCTGTTGACGGTTCACAGCTTACAGGGATCACAGCAACAGACTCCAGTAAACTCGCTATTGCTAACAATCTTAGTGATCTTAACAATGCAACAACAGCAAGAACAAACCTTGGTCTTGGTACTGCAGCAGTTAAGAATCACGGAACGACCAACGGTGATCTTGTTATTCTCGATGCAACTGGTCTTCCTGCCGTTAATGGATCACAGCTAACCGGTGTCACAGGAACGGACGCAACGAAGCTCGCTATTGCTAACAACTTAAGCGATCTGAATAATGCAGTGACAGCAAGAACAAACCTTGGACTCGGTACAGCCGCAGTTAAGAATCATGGAACGACCAACGGTGATCTTGTTATTCTCGATGCAACTGGACTCCCTGCCGTTAATGGATCACAGCTAACCGGTGTCACAGGAACGGACGCAACGAAGCTCGCTATTGCTAACAACTTAAGCGATCTGAATAATGCAGTGACAGCAAGAACAAACCTTGGACTTGGTACTGCAGCAGTTAAGAATCATGGAACGACAAATGGAGATCTTG